CGGCCGACACGCCACACCATGCGACCGACCCCGAACGTGTCTACGTCGTCCCCGCCGAACGACGCACCGCCGCCGTCAACACCGAGACGCGCACCCTCCCTGTAGCCACCGAAGCCCGCGTCAGGGCAGTCGTCGCCGAACCCCGCGTCGACCCCGTGCGCCCCGAGCGACGCCGCATCACTGTCGCCGCAGAGCAACGCCACCAACCAGTGCCATCCGAGACACGTAGGAGCAGCGCGTGAGCTACGTCAAAGACCCCGCCGCAGTCCTCGACTACGGCCTCGACTGGTCCGCATGGCTCGACGGGGACACCATCGACACCTCCACCTGGACGATCACCACAGGTCTCACGAAGGACGGCGACGACCACGACGGGACCACAACAACCGTGTGGCTCTCCGGTGGCACCGCTGGCACCTCGTACCGGGCTACGAACCGGATCACTACGACGGGCGGGCGCACTGACGAGCGCACCATCCGCATCACAGTCAGCGACCGATGACCGACCCCGCCGAGGTCATCGAGACCACTGTCGCCGGTCGCACGTTCAAGGCTTGCCGGTTCTGCGCCGCCCACATCGCCGACACTGCCGATGATCTCGCGGGGCTCCGAATCATTCAGCCCCCGTGGAACACCGGAGTCGCAGCGTCGGCTGGCACCCATGACCGTTGCGCCTGCTTCGACGTCGCGGTCGACGGCATGGAATGGCTCGCCGCACAGAAAGCTCTCCGGGCGCTGGGGTGGGCCGCCTGGTACCGCCCCTACACGCCGAACCTCTGGGGCAATCACATCCACATGGTCTCCCTCGGCTGTCCGGCACCGAAGGGCATCTATGTGCCCGGACAGATCGCCGACTACTACGACCACCGCAACGGGCTCGCCGGGCACGCCACTGATCCGACCTGGCATCCCGCCGACATCAACGCGACGGTCTTCGACTACCCCGCATGGCTAGAGGAGCACGAGATGAACGCCGACCAAGACGCCGCACTCAAGCAGGTTCTCGCGACCGTGACCAGGCTCGAGCAGCGTTCCGTCCGTCAGGCACAACGCATCAGCGGCCTGATCCGTGACGTCCGCGGCAAGGTCAAGGACGACGCCGTACTCGCCAAGCTCGACGAGATCGAAGCGGCACTCGGGGACTAGCCTTGAAGCTCCAGGAATACAACGCCGGCAACCGCTCCGACCGGCGGCTCAAGCGCGACCTCAAGCGGCTCCTGAAGCGCGGCCCGATCGCGCTCATGCTCTGCGAGGTTCACGACCGGCGACATGTTCTCGCCTGGGCCGCACACAAGTTCGACTATGACCTGATCCAGTTCCCCGGCCCCGCACTCGGGCACTGTGCGCTCCTGGTCCGCAAGGATGCTGAGGCGCACAACGAACGCACCATCAAGATCAGCGAGCGCACCTACGTCGGGCGTGAGGTTGCGGGTGCTGGCGACACGGGCTACACGGCAGAGAAGCACATCGTCGCCGCCGACATCTACGGCCCGCACGACGACTTCGAGGTCACGGTCGCCGCTGTCCACTTCGTACCGTCCGCGTCGAAGGTGCCCGCCGCGTCGAGGCTCCTCGAGATCCAAGCCGACGCCTGCGCCCGCTGGCTCCGACGCCAACCCCTCCCCACTGACCTCGCCGGGGACTGCAATGGGCAGCCGGAGCGGCACGAGTTCGCCGAGCTGAGGAAGGCCGCGACGCCCGTGGCCGCTCCGTCGCGTAAGGGTGCGGCGATCGACATTCACTGGATCACGCAGGGTGTCGGGTCGGCTATCGGGCTGGACGGGTTCAGCAGCGACCACAAGCCGGTCGAGGCACGCATCCACTGGAGACAGAATTGAGCGCGTATATGAAGCCCCCTTATACGGCCACACCGCCACTTATAGACGACGAGCTCGGACTGGCCGGCCTCATCACCACCGACCGCTGGCTGGCAATCGTCGGCGGCATCCTCGGCGGCGCACTCACCATCCTCTGCCTGCTCGTCAAGTACGGGCGACACCTCAACGAACGATCGAAGGAGCACATCGCATGACCAACCCACTGTCCA